ACGCAAAAAACTAACTGACTACCTTCGCAACTCACTTTTTGGCGGAGGTATGAATGCAGATCAGTACTTTGAGATGTGTGAGCAGATGGGTTGGGAACCTCGTGAAGAAGATATTCCAATAGACCCATCTACTTTGTCTTTAGAATCTCAACAAGCACTCGTAGTTTTAAACGCTTTACCTGATAAATGGGAAGGTATGAGCGGCACTTGGATGGGTAAAGATTATGCTGGTTTAGAGGCAATCTTTAACATTTACGAGATAGAAGACCGTCGAGCTGTATTTGAGTTATTACGTGCAGGTGAATCAGAAATGAGTAGTTACTATGCTCAAAAACGAAAAGAACAAGAATCACTTTCAAAAGCACAGAGAGGAAGATAAGTGGCTGGCAATAAAAGTACAATCGCTACTTTAAAAGGTAAAACTGAAGGTTTTGACAAGGTTCGTAAGGATCTTGATAATACTGGTAAAGCTACTCAACGCTTAAACCGTAATACTACTCGGTTAGGTCAATCTTCTGCATCATCAGGCCGTCAGTTTGCTGCGCAAGCTAATGGTTTAGGCGGTCTTGTTGGAGCATATGCTGGTGCTGCCGCTAATATTTTTGCTATTACTGCTGCATTTACTGCTCTATCTCGCGCTGCTCGTGCGGAACAAACATTACAAGGTATTAGAACATTAGCTGCAGGAATTGGAGAGAGTGGTGATGCCATTCTTGCTAATCTTAATAAGATTACAAAAGGACAGCTTACTTTTGTAGAGGCAGCTCAAAATGCTAACTTAGCTCTTTCTTCTGGATTTAGTGGCGATCAAATTAATCGTTTAACAGATGTTTCGTTGAGAGCTTCTCGTGCTTTAGGTCGAGACCTAAATGATGCATTTTCTCGTTTAGTTCGAGGTGCTGCTAAACTTGAACCAGAACTACTAGACGAACTTGGTATTTTTGCTAGGATCGAACCTGCTGCTCAAGCATATGCTATTGCGAACGGTAAGATTGCTTCTTCCCTATCACGTTTTGAAAAGCAACAAGCGTTTGTCAATGCTGTGATTACAGAAGGTGAGCGCAAGTTTAGAAATATTAATGTTACCATACCTACAGCAGCTGAACGAATTGAGCGTTTAGGTGCTACAATACAAAATCTCTTAGTAGATATTGGTGTATTTTTAGCACAATCTTTGGCTCCTCTTGCCGACTTTATTTCAAATAATATTGGTGCTGCGTTATCAACTTTAGGAGTGTTAGCTTCTACGGTAGCATCTCGTGGTATTGACGTATTAGCAGGTGCTCTGGGTAATGTGTCAGAAAAATTTGAAAACGCTGGTAAGCGCGTCGGAGCTTTTGTAACAAACTTAAGTGAGAATGCACGAGCTTCAAAAAGTTCTGCAACTGAAGCTTTAAAACTTATTAACGTTACTGGAACTGGTACCAGAGTTGAAAATGATAGATTATCAGCAATTCGTGCATCAGCTCAAGCCGGTACTTTATCAAATGCTCAAATTAAAGAGGCTATCCCTCTTTTAGAAAAACAAGCTCAAAATGCGCGTGCTACTATAGAAGCTACTGAAAAGGGTACAAAGGCTAATAATCTTGCTACTTCTTCCTTAGAAAAAAACACGGTGGCATTAGGTTCAGCAAAGAAAGCTGCAACAGGATTTTTTGCTTCAGTAGGCACGGGAGCTGAGGTTGCTGCACGTAGAATTGGTCTTGTAGCTTCATCAATTACAGGGGCTGCGGCTTCAATTGTTGGTTTTGCTGGGCGACTTGTAACAATTATTTCAATCTTTACTATTTTAAGCTCTATCATAACCAATTTAACAGGTCAATCAAAAGAGTTTAATGCTTTTCTTGGAGATATTACAGAGAAGTTTAGGTCTTTAATTGGGTTTGATCCTAAATTTAAACAATTTAAAGATACTATTGGGGTTTTTGCTGCTGAGTCTTTAGCAAATCTTGAAAAAGCTGATTCAGCACTAAGAGATATTGATGAGTTTCAATTACAAGGCAAGTTTTTAGGCGTAACAGTTGAGTTTACTAAAACAAAAGAAGAGTTAGTTCAAGAAGTACAATCAGCAGTAGCTGATGCTTTACAAGCAGCGCAACAAACTGTTGATTCTACTGTAAAGGGTGCAGGGTTTGGGTTAGGTATTGGGCTTTTGGTTCGCGCTATTGTGACAAGAATAATAGTGGGTGCTGGAGGAGCTATTGGAACTCTCGTTGGGGGGCCTATTGGTACAGCTGCGGGTCTTGCTATAGGCACTGCTGCAGGATTAGCTCTTGAAAAAGTTTTTAGAACTTCAGTTCGAATTGACGAAGATGAGGTAAAAAGAATTAAGGAAAAGTTTGCTACTATTTTTGAAGATTTTGAGGGTAATGAAGAACAAGTACAAGCACTCGCATCAGTAATTAAAAACTTAGAAGAAGGAACTTCGCAAGCTACTATTCAAGGTCAATTGTATTTAAAAACTCAAGCAAAGATAGCAGCTGAATTATTAACTCAAGAAACAAGATTTTTGGCTATAAACACTTTAGCCCAACTTACTGGTCTTTCAGCCCTTCAGTTGTCAGATGCTTTAGGTGAAGCGAGTAAGAGTTCTGATAATTTATTTACAACATTTAGCGAGTTACCGCAACTTAGAATCTTTGATCCTGAGCTTATTGCAAGAGATTTGGACGATATAACTGCTAAAATACAAGATTTAGGTAATGAAAGTAAAGGGTTTCTTAACTACTTAGAAAATAAGAGAGCAAGGGCAGAACTAGGAACAACCTCTGGATCACCAACTTCCAGAGCTGAAAATGAACAAAGATTAGCTGCTTTTAACGCAATCTTAGAAGCTGATGTAGCAATAAGACAAGGACTCAATCAACAAAACTTTGAATTATTTAAGCAGTTTGCCATTATTGAACAAATAAATAGTGCTATCGTAAGCAACAAAGTATCTTTTGATGAGTTTGTAGACGTAATAAATCAGGGAACTAATTCGACTGACCAAATCACTTCTGGGATTCAAGCTTTAGAAAACTCTTTAGGCAGAGCGACTACTCTACGAACGTCAGCTGAAAATGAACAGCAGCGTAATTTAACAACACAGTCAAATATTCGTGAAAAAATTTTAGAATTCGAAAATCAATTAAATGATCAGACAAACAAGCTAGAACAGTCAGAAAGAGCCATACTTCAGCAACGAATTGAAATTTTATTGAGCGTCCAAAAAGAACTTGGTATACGAGACGAACTTCTTAGAGTTACTTTAGAAGATATTGACGCTGCAATTGAAGCTACTAGGCTTAGATTGCAAAGTGCAAGAGAACTGTCTCAAACTCAAAGAGAGTTTTTAGAAATAAATGAGAAAATAAGAGATACTTTTGGTGCAGAGATAAAAGCAGCAGAAAAATTAAACGGATTGTTCGATGAACAAGGTAACATCGCTAAAACAAATCTTCAATTTAGAGGTAATCAACTTCAAGATGTTTTTGACACATTCAAAGCTGGTCAAGGACTGTTAGCACAACAAAAAGAAATTAAAAATGTTTTACAAGAACAAGGTCTTACAACTACTCAGATTCAAAAAGTTTTAAGCCTTTCTTCCTCTGCAAAAGCTGAAGAAAATGAAACAGTTTTAAAAGGACTTGGTCTATCTGATGCACAACTTGAGATAGTAAGAGAACAAATTAAGTTAACTGGTGATCAGCAGACTCAGTTATTAGCAGTAACAAGTGCTCAACAAGCTATTGAAGGTTCTATCAAAAAAACTGTCCAAGAGTCAGAAAAGCTTAACAAGTCTTTAGAAAAAACTGCCCGTCAAATCTCAAATAAAAAAATAATTGCAGATTTACAATTTTCAGTCAAATTACAACAAGAACAAAACAAACTTGCTGATACACGGTTGAAGAATCTTCAAAAAGAACTATCATTTCAAAAACAGCTTTTACAAGCACAAGAAAAACTTGATGAGCAAGAGTTTAAAAGAGCTGAAAGAAAAGCTAAGGAACAATTTGACTTATCTAAAGCACGGCTTCAAACAGGTCTTCCTGGATTAATAACAGATCGACAACTTGCTCGAATTGAAATTGCTTTTGCAGAAGAGTCATTAGCACGTTTAAGAGAGTTTAATCAAAACCAGGAAAAGGCTATTAATAAACAAGCAGATCTGGATAAAAAACAAGCTCAAGCAGACTTAAACATAACTTTAGGTAAGATTAATGGTGATCTTGCAGTATTACAAGAACAGTCAAAACTACAAGATAAACAGTTAGAACTTCAAGCTGATGAACAAAAAGCACAACTTGACTTATTACTTGAAAGAGCTCGTCTCTTAGACAAAGAACGTGAGATATTAGCTACTTTTATTGGTGAGTTTGCAGCTGTATCAAAAGGTCTTGATCCTACTTCAGCTCAAGGACAAGCTGTATCTGCTACAGCTCGCTCATCATTCTTGTCTGCAGCTCCTGCTTCGGCTACAAAAGTTTTTGAAGCATCGATTGGTGTTTTAAGAGATAAAATCGATAAAAATACTAAAAAGCAGATTGAAGATGCTAATACCATAAGAAAAACAACTGTTGATAACTTAGCTGAACAGGCAGGAGCAGCTGTAGACTCTTATGATACTCAGTTAGAATTGATTAACCTTAAAAAACAAGCTGAGATTGATGCGATAAATGATGTTCTTGAGTCCTCTAAGTCAAGCTTAGACAAACTAAAAGAAATTGCTGATATACAAAATAATGATGTGCTCCAAGGGCTTTCAAAAGGATTTGGCGCTGCTATTGATGAAATTGGTAAATCAATGGAAACTCTATTTGACTCTATTGCTGATGGAAGTTTTAAGCTAAAAGATTTTAATGAAACATTTAGATCATTTGCATTTAATATATTAGAAGAGTTTAGAAAAGAACTTTTACGTGAAACGTTGATTAATCCTGCTGTTGACTTCTTAAAAGAATCAGCAGGTAGTTTCTTAAGTAATGCTTTTGGAATTAACATGGGCGGTATACAAAAAGGAGCTGACAATGCCAAAGTCATTGATGGAGCACTTTTAGTTACTACTGGTACAGTAAGTAGTGTAGGCGGAATCGAAGAAACTAAAAAAGCTCTTGATATGACTCAAAAACAGCAAGCAGAGGTGGCAAACACAGCAGCTGAAGCTACTGAGCAACAAAAAGGATTCTTTGCTACTATCATTGATGGATTTAAAGCAGCTGGTACAGGTGTTGTGGACTTCTTTGGTTCTATCTTTAGTGCTTTAAGTGGTAGTGGTGGCGGTGGAGGTATATTTAGCTTCTTAGGGGCAGGTGGGTTAAACATTGGTCAACTGTTCGGAGGTAAGTCAAATGCACAAATGGGTACGTTAGCTCCTTGGCAGACTGCTGCTTCTCCAATTATTTCTATGGGACCTGAGGCCTCAGGTGCATTAAATATGCTTGCTGCAGGCGGTCTCGTAAAACGTTTTGCTGGCGGTGGCAATGTAAACTATCAGGACAGAGTTCCAGCCCTACTTCAGCCTGGTGAGTTTGTGATGAAGAAGTCAGCAGTTAAAGCGATGGGCGCTGGCAACATGGCAATGATGAATGCAACAGGTTCTGGCGGTAATGTGGTAGTTAACATTACTAACGAAGGCACCCCACAAGAAGCTACTGCATCACAACCAATGTTTGATGGAGAAAAATACGTGATTGATATTGTTACTCGTGACCTACGCAATAACGGTCCGATTCGTAAGTCTCTGAGAGGAGGAGCTGCTTAATGGCTATTTATCCTGATGATGCGACCGCTCCTGTTACAGGCTTTGGTGTTGCTTCTGAGATTACCTACTCTTCAACAGGTGGCGAAACTACTTTTAATTTAAACGGCACTGTAGGATATAGAGGAGAAGTGCTTGCTATAGTTGATGGAGTTGTACAATCTACGACAAACTATTCAACATCAAACGGAGGAGCTACCGTAACGTTTATTACAGCTCCAAATGCTGCAAATCTAACTCTTAAAACTCTATCAATACCAGCACGGTTTCAAATCACTCGACAAGAAACTACCACCGCAGTTGCAGAGTACTCTAACACTGTTCCGACTATTATAAATGGTAATTCTTATGTAATTAATGCTGTTCAAACTTCGTTTGCACTTCCAGCTCAGTCTAATGTAACTTCTAAGGGTGAGATTATGGTATTCTTATCTGGTCTTGCTCAAACCTCAGATGCTTATGCATATCCTTCAGCAACTCTTGGTATTGAAGGTATTGATATATCTGATAATTCGGCTACTAAACTGCTTACAAACTTTTATGATACACTAACCGATGAATCTGAATCTGCTCATACAGTTACTTTTGTTGGGGGAACAGCTGCCTATGCAACTTATGGTGATGACAAGTTTATCTCCTTAGATGGTACAGATGACTATTTACAAATACCTTCAAGCGATGATTTTAATATTAATGATCGTTCGTTTACTTTAGATACTTGGGCTAGACCTGATATAGGTACCACTCTTGCATCAAATCAAACGCTATTTGCTCGTCATGGAGATACAAATAACAACTACAATCTTCGTTTAGTAGGAGCTAACTCAAATGTTGGTTTTGTAATAAATCGTGCAGGTGGTATTACTGAACTATATGGTGGTAACGCTAACGGTGGCTCAAATTATCACGTAGCGGTATCATACGATTCTTCTACTCAAAACTTAAGACTTTATGTCAATAATGTAAAAGTAGCTCACACTCAGTATGTAGCTGCTACAGCTACTGGTGGAAATGTTACAATTGGTGCAAACTCTAACACCACAACAGTGGGTGAACATTTTAAAGGCGATATTTCATTTTCACGCATGGTACACGGAGCAAGATATCGTACAGATACAATAGCTCCAATAACTTCTTCAAATGCAATAACACTTGAATCAGGAGCTCCTCTTGGCACTTTAGATCCTAATGATCAGTTATCTATTAGAATATTTGATTCTCAAGTTCAAACATTAGACAGATTTACTTCAATGTCTGATCGTAAACCAGACAAAGGATTTTCATCAGATCGTTCTTTTGATACAATCACTTTTACTTCCCAAGCTGGTTATGAAAAGCGTCGTTTAAAGTCTCGTCGTTCTAAACGACAGTACAGCCTGCAATATACAAATGTAACTGGAATAGAAAAAACAGCTATTGAAAACTTCTACAACGCGAGAAGTGGAGAATTTGAAGCTTTTAGTTTTGACTTGTCACATATAAATGAAGCTGGTACAATTACAACAAGATTTGCAGGACCGCTTAAAGTTCAACAAGTTTTATCTACAGGTTCTCAATTAACAGAAAACTTCTATACTGTATCATTTAATCTTCAAGAGACTTATGACTAATGACTGCTCGCAACTATGATGTAATTTTAACTGTTGATAATGCTACTGGTTTTCAGTCTACTAACGCTTTAGTAGGTAATACAACAGCTACAGTTGGTTATATTGCAAATGTCAATACCTCAACTAATCAACTTAAAGTTAAACTTAACAATGTTTTACAAGAGTTTTCCTCTACAGAAGTAGTTCATTCTAATACTATCTCAATTACAGGCACTGCAAATGGTGAGTTAAACTCTTCTTCTATTCCTTTTCAATCTAATACGATGAGTGGTAATGTTACTACTGCAATTGCTACTGTATCTGCAATAGCTCCAAGTGCTTTTATTGCTGAAAAGAATGCTTTTACTCAAAATCCTGTTGTGCGTCTATATACAGTATATTACCCTGGGGAATGGTATCCTCCTAATGCTCAAGGCAACCCAACAGGTCAAGGAGCAGGACGTGCCTGGCCTAATGATTTTCCTTTACGATTTGCTGAGATTCGTGGTGACTTAGTATCTGACCTTCAATATAATGTAGTATTTGATGCAAAAACCTATCTCCCATTTCCTTTAAACTCTACTGCAATTGATCAGTCAAGCGATGGTAAGATTAATGAATTAACTCTCACAATGTTTAACTTTGATAACATTGTATCACGCTTGGTTGAAGATCCGTTTTTAGCTGGTAATAATACATCAAACTCTGTACAAGCCATTGTAAATGGAGAACTTGTACATGGAATTGATCCTCGTACAGTGCCAGGGACTACAACAAACGAAGACGGTTTGAACTATGATGAGGCAATTGTTGGAACTTATGGTAGAAATAATGCTTCTTTTACTTATGAGCAAACTTTAGCTGTAGGAGGCACTTGGCAAGAACAAAAGATGGATACTCGTGATCTATTAGGTGGAGTAGTTGAAATCAAAACAACTTTTGCTAATTTTTTAGACTATTGGCCTGAGTATTCTACTGTTCAATATATTTCTGCAAATGTAGTAGAAGTTTACAATTCAATGCCCTATCGTGTAGGAGATAATGTTATAGCAAAAGGTGGGCAAACTGAAGCTACAATACAATCCATTGAAGAAAATAGATTTTTATTTCTTTCTAACGAGCTTGATGCCAATGTAACTATTGATACTCCAATCTATATTGTAAACGCTCAAGCAGATACAGAATCTTATATTGAAGATAAGTTTAAAATTGATCAACTTGAGTCTTTAAATGATTCAGTAGCATCTTTTGGTTTAGTTTCTTGGCTTCAATACTTTAGAATTGTAACTCCAAAACGCAAATACTATAAAAATACTTGTCAATGGACTTATAAAGGCGCTGAGTGTCAGTATCCAGGACCTGGGGGTTTAGCTATTCCAGGTACTTCCCTTACTTCAAATGTAAATCCTATTGCTGCAAACAATCAAGTAGCTGCTGATGCGGCTGGAGATGTTTGTGGTAAATCTCTTCAAGCCTGTACCCTTCGTAATAATCAACAACATTTTGGAGGCTTTCCTGCAACAGGACGAACAATCCCCCGCGAATAAAGATACTAAATGTATATTACCTTGGATTCACCAGTATGGAGATCTTTCGGGTCAATATAGTTTGTGTTGTTTTACCTTAAATCACGAAGGTAACTTATTTGGTAAAGGTTTATCACCTTTAGAAGCTTTTAACTCAGAAGAAATTAAATCTGCAAGACTTGAGATGCTTAGTAATAAACAACCAAAAGCATGTAAAGTATGCTATGACTGGGAAGAAGAGGGAATTGAAAGTCATCGCCAAAGAATGAATCAAAGATTCCAAAGCTACTCTAAACTTTACAACTCAACTCTTGATGACGGAACTATAATAACTCCTCCTATTTATTTAGATTTTAGATTCGGCAATTTATGTAACTTTTCTTGTAGAATGTGCGGCTCTATAGCTTCTTCTTCATGGGCTAAAGAAGAAAAATATCACGGTATTCTGTCTGAGAATAGTCCTAATCATTATGATTTTTGGACTGATAATGACAACTTTTGGACTGATATAGATAAGATTAAAACTTATATAAAAGAGTTATATTTTGCAGGCGGTGAACCTTTTGTACAAGAAGGACATTATAAAATGCTACAGTTTTTAGTTGATAATAATTGTAGCAATAATATTGATCTATCTTATAACACAAATTTGTCCTACAACGGATCTTTTAAAGGCTATGATATTGAAAAACTTTGGTCATCTTTTAAAAGTATTGACTTATGGCCGAGTATAGAAGGCTTTGATGAAAAAGCAGAGTATGGTAGAAAAGGTCTTGATATAACATTATTTAAGAAAAATGCTGAAAGATTTTCTAAATATATTAAAACATATTCTTTAGTTAGTAGTGTGTACTCAATAACAAGTAATTTAGAATTAATTAAATGGATTAAGGGTACTAATAAATCTTTTAGTGTAACAAACTTGGTAAATCCTGGTTATCTTTCAACTACAATCTTATCAAAAGAGATGAAAAAACAAGTGTTACAGACTTATCGTAAAGAGCTATATAATATTCCTAATTTAAGTGAATATGAAACAAAATCTATACTAAGTTCTCTTAGACACATGAATTCTAAAGACGACTCCCATCTTCAAAAACAGTTTAAACAGATTAATACCAGAAGTGATTTATATAGAAATGAGTCATTTGAAGCAACATTTCCAGAGTTAGCAGAATGGTACAAAAATATTTAGGGTTACGCCATATCTATGGCGATATAGACTGTATTGAACTTATAAAACACTTTTATAAAAATGAGTTAGATCTTGACTTTGAACTCCCAACTTATCCTAAATCAAGAGAGTGGATGAAGCATTTTACAACTGATCATGTTGACGGATGGGCTTCAAAGTGTGCTGTAAAAGTAAAATTGACAGAAGCAAAAAACTATGATGTAATAGCATTTAAGTCAGCTAAGTCAAATTTAGTAACACATTTTGCTTTATTTTTAGCACCAACACAAATGCTTCACATAGAGGAGGGGGGAGTCTCACGTGTTGAAACTTTATCTCAATATTGGGTAGAGCGAATACACTCCTTTTATCGCCATGAAAAAATGGTATGATTCATACATAAACTTTCCTTATAGACATTTAGGTACAGATCCAGAAACTGGTATAGACTGTTTTAA